CAAAGGTTGGTTTGCTCCTCGCTGGGTTGTCCGTCTTTTGTGTTCTGCCCTGTTTTTCCAACCAACTCATTGCCTGTGGCGGTCTGTTGAGCGTCACAGGTGTGAGGGGAGAGATCCTTATCAGATAGTTAAGCTTAACACGCTACTCTGCGCTTGTCTAGATTCTCTTAACAGAGACAGACATATCGGGTGTTAGTTTTGTAAAATAGCAGAAGCTCGCATAATTATTCCAATAGGAAGAATCTGGAGGGCACTCTCTTATTGAACCCTTGTCAGCAGGCGGGGGACAACCCTTGTCAACAGGCGTTTAAGACGAGTTGAGACATTGACCAGAAGATCGTGGCCTGATATAGTCACTGGGACTGCCTCCCTGGCGATGATCTGTCTTATCTCGCCTTCAGGGTCATCACTGAACAGAACATTTTTAGCTATGTACGCATGGAGGATGTCTGTCCACTGTTTGTATGTGAATCGGTGATCAAGATCTCCTATAGAGGCACTTAGAAGATCGGTGAAGTTAAGAAGACTTCCCTCTATCTGGCTCATTGACAGAGCACCATAAGGACCTGCTAAGGCACCATAAAGATACTCATTCCCCCCCCCCAAGAAGGATAGGTCGAGTTCACTCTCGGTTCGTATCACTGGAGAGCTAGGTCGGAGAATCAAAGTAGAGTGGGCATGAACAAGCCTTGGGACCCTGAAGTACCACCAGCACTCAACCCAGCTGTCCTCTGCATAAACATATTCCACTGCCATCTCGCCATCCAACTGCATTAGCATGGTCATGATGATGTCCGCGTTCTTGCGTGATCCTATATACCTCCAAAGTACTTCAGGAACTCCATCCAGCAGAGATAAGGTCGCCAGAGTTGAGCAGATATCCTCCCTCCTCAATGCTGGAATGTCTACTATTACGAGCCTCCCTGTCCGAGCATACGCATTTATCAGCTGGGCTGTGCCGGATGACCGTATGTCTCCAGGGTGATCAGGCGAAACAGTTATACGGGTAAACCCCCAAAGGAGGCCCGCTGCAACTACTGCCGGTGGCATATTGCTCCCTGACATTGCATTGACAGGGGAATAATCTTTCCACAGATCCAGCCCATAGACATGACTCGCCCCAAACTTCAGCATAACCGCCGCTCCGGACCCAAATCCACATCCTATGACAACACAGACTCTATCTCGAGCTACAGGAACTAAAGGAAGGTAGGAGTATCCTGCACTAGAGTCAGCTCCATATAGTCTTCCTACTAGCCTACGGAATGAGAATAGGTCATACTGATCTGTTGAGAACTCTGTGTCTTGGTTGAGCTCAACAAGAGGAGCAGTGTTCTCAAGGACTCGGAACTCCGGCCGACCGAGTCGGGTGAATGATGTCAACCCTTCCGCTCTACTCTGTATTCCTTCAGATATCATCCGATCGGCTCTGTTCTGCCTGACCTCCCTGAACAGTTCCGATGCTGTCACATCACTCGTCATGATAGCTCGTCCTGTGTAGAGAGAAGTGAAGTGCTCAGTTAAGAATTGATACTCCTGGGTTCTAGCCCACACAGCTAATCCGACAACCATACGGTACAGGGCTTGGAGTTTGTGATCTTCGCTGATCTCAGCTCTGATAGTTGATGGTACTGTCCGTCTCGCTATCTTATAAGCGTGCAGGGTTGGACATTCTCCCATGATCATTGACTGATAGAGGATCAATTTCACCCTCCGTATGACTAACATGCTGACACTTTCAGGGTGGTCATCGGCAAAGACGACTTCTGGAGAGGTGAATATAGGCGAAGTCACCATTGAAAAGTGCTCCAACGCCAGTCTCGATATGGTGGTTTTCACCTTGGCTATGGAGTTTGAGCCTGAGAAGTCATATGAGAGAGGTGAGGGATAAATATACCGAGCAACAAATGGATCTTCTCTGAAGAACGGGTGGATCAACATCACGGCGATGCTCCGTGCTAATGCATCTGACAGGGAAACAATCAGGGGAACAGGAGTCCATCTCATCTCTCCAGAAGATCGAGCAAACATGGCTTCAATAGCTAAGCATGCAACCTCCTTAGACATCTCCGTAAGGACCTCTATTATCCCGCACCCTCTTAATTCTAGGATATCAATCTTGAAATGGATCATTCCTGCGCCCCTATCGGCTATGGCCAGAGCGGATCGTGACCTCTTGAGGGCCCTACTGATCAACCTCCGCAGAGCGAGCTTGTGCGGATCACCTACAGTGCTAACCTCAATCAGGGGGGGTGAGAGTGGAGACATCCTAGGACCGTGAGTACGTTTAAGCTCGATGAATTCAGCTGTGGCGATTATATTATCAGGAATCCGAACAGGAGGGAGTATCACTTGATCAGGACCTTCAAGAATATCATCTGGCAGGAATACCCAGTCAGTCTTATCTGTGCATAGGGTTGTAAAGATCTCCTGTCGGACAGACGTCGCCATTATCTGGCCTACTGCTATGCCACAAACCATCTCTTCTTGGACCATAATCTGAATATCTCTCTCCCCGCCAGAGATTGGATCGGCAGAATCATTTGAGAGATAGCAGTGAGAGGCAAAGCTCATAGACCCTAATCCGCTGGCCGCTCTCAGACCATACCGTGAGCTGTACCTGTGTGCAATCTTCCCTCCTATTGCATATCCGATTTGAGCGTATACATCATCCAGATTAGCATCGGCCCTAGATTCGGCGACTCGAGAGACCAGATATTTGAATGATTCTCCAACTCCGGGTTGGGTGGCAATATCTGCCAATCGTTTCACTGCTCTCTCAGGAGCAGAGGATACTGTGATCTTGTACCCATGGTCTGCTCTCTTCTCAACAGTTGATCGACCTATATAGGGGTCACTCGCTCCTCTGGTGTGGAAGGGGTCTTTCCCACTAGGGCAATCGAAGTACATCTTGAATCCCGATCTAATCGGAGCTGATCGGCTAACCTCTAAGGGTAAGTCAAAAGGGACATAGGCAGTGACCCCAGCTAGAGGTGGATCCCCAGCGGTATTCCATCTCTGACGAAGATCAGACACATCACTATATATGCTCTCAATTCTTCTCTCTCCTGAGGCTGCTCCTCGAATTCGCTCTAAGGAGTTCAGGAAATGCCCTGTTCCGGATGATAGGATCTTGCTGCAGGGATTGATGGTCTCATCGTCCTGGAGAAGGGCTTGGACTGTCCGCGTCGATGTGAACATTTTAGTTACGGCTTTCCTGGCTCCTACGATCGACCATCCCATTATGTCTGATAAGAGGACAGGATTAAACGGAGTACACTGAAGAAGCAGGCATGAGAGCGACTTCTCGTAATGATCGATTTTCGCCGATGTAACACCCTTCAGTGCCCTATTAGCTGTCATACCTTGGACTTTATCTTTGCTCTCTCGTTGAATTGCTGATTCTGCTGTTGCGGGTCTCTTCAGGGGCAACCCGTAGGGATCATCTAAGAGCTGTGCACGGTCAGGGGGGCTCTGGTACCATCTCTCGGAGTGTAGCCCCCCTATTAGTTTTCGTGCTAAGGGACTTCTCTTCTGGTAGAACTTCAAGGAAGCATAGGATTTTGAAAGAGGATCAGCTCCCCCCTTATAGAAGAAGGATGTTACCGGTGCGATAGGACACCCACCAAGGTCCCCGGGTAGGATCATTAGGCCTATCTTGTCTCTGGTAGTCAATGAGTCTCGGAAGGCTGCCGAGAGATATAAGGACTCTACTGGGCTCAAAGTTGTAAGATGACCGAGATAAAGCGCTGTATGTAAACACCACAAAGCAAACCCATTCATTGGCTGCTTCATTCTCTCAGATGCCGCTATGGCTTGGCCACTCAGAGCACCTATGGCATTCTCAACTGATGGGAAGTCCGAGGCACTGTGAGGAAACATCCTGCTTGAAGCTTTGATTGAGGTGAAGAATTCCACTCCGCCAATGTACACATCCTTGCTATACGTCACAACCTCCGTCGATTGTAGACACTCCTCCTGTTTTGCTTCTTGTCCAACTTTCCGACACTCATGCTCAATGCTAAGTGCGCACATATCAGCTGTCTCTTTCACCTTGTGCCTCCTGTCAACAGCTGTAGTACAGTCGACAGAGGTGAGGATGATCTGGTTGTCAGCCTGCCCGATCAGGTAATATCTTCGCATGGAAGAGGCTATACCCAGATCTATCATGGTATAGGTAGCGCAGGTCCATAGTTTCTGAGCAATTCCTTCAAAACCAACCTCATGATCATACCATACGAGAGATGTCTCAGGAGGGACAGCCTCGTCGATTCCATCTGGTTTGCATGCAAACACCCGGACCAATATCATACAGGACCTGAAGAAGTGGTGTACGACAGTATAAACACCAGGTAACCCAAACATATCCTCCAGATCTCTACCAATAGGATCAATGACCTCTGGATGCCATCTTAAATTCCAACGAGTGAGGTCCACTTCGAGATAAAGCCGTACAAGATCCTCGTCACTCACAGTGTGCGTCACCTTGTGGAATAACTCCTGTATCTCCTGCTTGGAGAGTGTCATGGTCTGCTGCGGCAGGTTTGGAAAGACATGGTCCGCTAGGTTGGCTTCTGCAGCAGTGAAGAAGGCTCTCATCTCAAATACCATCATTGAGAACATTCGAGCTTCTAGTTTGAACTCCCTCTCCTTTGGATACAGTGAGACAATTGTCCACGAGTAGGGGATGTCTCCGACTCTCACTCGTTCAACAATCTCACGAACGCTTATCTCCGGTCGTTGGAGCATCTCAATCAGAAGCCTCTTATGACTGCGAGTTTTGATCTTGGTGTCCCAAGTTGCTGCGGCTTGGTCTCTATAGTACGAAATAGCCTTGTCATCCATAAGATCAGTGAAGTTAGGATAGTAGTCAAAATCAAGGTGCTTGTCAAAGCGAACTCCTTCCCAGTCTGACAAGGAGTAGCTGTCGACGCTTATCTTGAGTTCTTGGAGGGAGTAGAGCTGATATAGTTTTGTATGCCTGGCCTCAGGGCAGAACTCCAGTTTAGGCCACCGGCCATGAGATCTAATATACCCTTCCGTGTACATCCTACAGAAATTGTTCCTTAGGCGGGATACGTCGGTCTGCTTATAAGCAATCTTGGATCGAGCCTCAGCTATTACTGATCTACCCCCAATAGAGGGATCAATAAGAGGATGCCCACTCAACTTCTGGAGCCCGAATAGCTCTACTGCATGAGACGCTGGACGCTCCTCTCTAAGGATTAGGTCTAACTCATCTGCTAAGTAATTGATGTGAGTCCCGAACTTCCGCTCCTTAGCCCTCACCATCTCCAGCATAGACTCATATGATCCGTCTAACCCTAGGATGGGATCAGCTATTCGGATAAGATTAGCCTTCGCTAGTGGCTCTATATTCTTCCCTAGCTCATACCCTTTGTTGCCATGGATTCCGAGACACTTGAAGAACCACCCAAGACACTTCTGGACAGATGCCAGTAGCTCTTGGCTCCTGTAGATCTGCAGGCATGCGTAAGAGGCATTGAAACGGCCGTAATACATGTCCTTGAACATGAGGAGCTGGTCATAAGTAAGAAGGTACCAATCCTCTACCTCATCAATCTTGATCACACCATAATAGCTATCAAAGTGGAAATAAACGTTTCCTTCTCTCGCTTGAATCATCCCTGGATTCCCTAGTGCATTCGAGCACGCTATCTTATCTATCACCTTTCTGAACATACGATGATTGTTGTACCATTTTATAGCCCAGCCAGGGAGAGCTGCAGGATCCGCCATGGTGACGCCGAGCCCTTCAGAGATACCCCAATCTCTTGCTCCAGCGCTAGCTTGATTGAAGACAATGCTCCCAAGCCTGTACGCTTCGCGCACCTCTCCAAAATGATCACTAGGATCTAGGATAGAATTGAAAGAAGGGTAATAGTCAGGTTCCAATGGAAGCAAGTCTGCATCCTTGATCAGATCCAGTATCCCCCGAGCCTTTCTGATGACAGAAGGATGACTCTTAGACTTTTCACCTGCGCGGATCTCAAGGATGGTCTGGAGGAATCGATCTCGATCATTTCTAATGATTGGTGAGTCCAGATAGGTGCTAATAAATGATTGACGGCTAGACATTGTTGCAGCTCTGATCAGTGGTATCAAGTGGAATAGGATGAGATAGAAGATTCTGTGTTTCTTTGTGTCTCTTAAGTTTTGTTTAATGGTCAACCCTCTTGCTGCCTCGATCACTCTTTATCCATCATCTTCCTTTCCCGGTTCCTCTCCTACTCGTCATCATCTATCTCTTCAAGCAACTGAGGCGCTCTTGCATACTCTACCCCTCCTTGAATACCCTCTTGCTCTTCGTCTTCGTCTGCTACAGAGATGGCTGTAATTGCTCTCTCCATGGAGGATAGATCCCGTCGCAGTCCGAGCCTATCATTGTGGATTCCTACAATAGAAGGTCGCATCATTGAAAGAGATGCTCTAATGTACTCATATCCGTCCACTGTTCCATTGGAGAGATACTTCTTCACTGGAGGAGGAGTAATAGCTTGATGATCGTTCTCAGAGAAGGACCCCTTCTCAAGTCTTGTCAAGACCATCCTTAAAGTCATACACATTGTGCACAGGTTAGAAAGTTGCTGACTTCTCACCCCTAGCTCTGCCTTATATGTGTCTCGCTCTTTCTCTAAATCCTTGATCCCTCTGATTAGGGCTGGAACCCCTGTCTTCGGTTCTTCTGTCTTCTTTTGTGTCTTAGCAGGCCTGAGCTCACGAGGTGGGGAATTAGGGAAGAAGGACATGTTGCAGGACAGTGGTCAATTGAGTGTACTAGACAGAATGTTGAGTAAGAGAAGTATTAGCAAAATCGGCTTTGTCTCTCTGGTTTTTATACATGATCCGACCTGGTAGTCTAGATGTTATCTTTAGGTGTCAACGGAAGAGCTCTTCTACTCCGCTTGGGCTCAAAACAAGGGCAGAACGACCATCTGACCCATCTGTGTGATCACTATCATCCTCCTCCTCTGACTGGTCATCAGGAATATTCTCTATCTGGTCGAAAGTCTCCTGGAGGGGAGATGTTGAATTCTCTATGGCCTCTTGATGCTCCTCAAGGTGCAGGTCTTCTTGAGGACGGGATACCGCAAGCCCTTCCAGGGCGATCGAGAGGGTTGATGAAAGGGTTGTCTGTAGTTCTACAGCCTCTTTAGTGAGGTTTGACGTGAAAGCAGCAACAGCTGTAATTTTCTCTACAGTGAGTGAGACCATCTCGTTACCGGAGTGTTTGCCCACTAGGGCCTCAGGGATTCCCGGGTTCACTGGGTCAACCCCGAAGATCGTGCCAATCTGGAGAAGCTTTTCGACTTGTTTGTGAACTGCAGAATCCACCTGAGCAAGAAGAGCTAGCCGGTTTTCAGCCACAACTTTCCACTCTCGTGCTGCATTTGTCTGCTCGACCAGAAGGGCCAGAGCCTTGTCTAGTTTGATCTTATAAGTGTGAGCTGACATGACTCTTGGTATATAGAGTGAGGCAGGAGATCAAGGATGGGTTTGCTCTGTGAGATGCAAGGATTCTGATATTTCTCATGTGGTTTCTTTAAATAGTGATACTCTGATGATTAAGGCCTAACCACAAGTTTTCCACCACGAGCTCAAGATTGCTCAGTATCCTCTCCATCATCAGAATTCTCATAATCCTTAAGTTCCGACTCTTGCTTGCGGAGGGTGAGATCGCGAATGTTCTCTCTTCTCTCCTTTTCAATGATGAATGCCTCAACAATAGGGTTGAAGGCATTTGAGCGATAAAAGTCAGCCAAAGACGTCTGGGTAGCTTGATTGACAGTTGTGGCACACGCGACCAGAGGCTCAAGCTCCTTTCGGGGAAAGACATTGGATTTGTCACCATAGATGAGCTTCACATAAGGGAAGAGGTTTTGGTCCATGGACGACGCAACTTTGATACTATCCAAGTAAATCCCAATTGATGTCCTTAAAGCAGGTACCTCCACGGCCCACGGATAGGCTCGAAGGAAGTCAAAAGTGATCTTGGCGTGAGCCATATTGCTGAACTTGAGGAGATGCATAGTAGTGTAGACGATATCCTGAGCCATGTCGGTCTCACTAGCATTATAGTGTGCATACTCCGTGAAAACCAATGCGCGAAGCTGGGACATCTCAGCCCAGGCGTTGTTGATGGCTAGATGAGACTCATCACTGAGGCGGAGTTCACCCTCCAAGAAGTCCAGGGACTCTGAGATGTGAGCCTTCCCTCGGAGTGCTTGCGGTCGAGCAACCGTAATCTGCGAATGGTCCTCCTTATCGATTCTCTTCCCGGCAAGAAAGAGGATTATGGAGTAGTGGCAAACAATGACCTTGTTTGCCCACTCTCCATTCCCCGCCAAGAGGTTAGCTTCTGGGTCAATAGAGGGAGCCCCCGGGATGAAAGGACGAGACTTAAGAGTAGCTGAGGCTGCAGCGGCCGAATCATCATTCCCCTCATCGAGAGCTATCTTGAGTGCTCCCATGGCAGTGTTCAGCTCAGTGATCTGGGCAGCAGTCATTTCAATCTTCGTGAATGTCCCGACAGAGAGACCGTCTGTAAAAGTAGGAGTCACCAGACAAACATAGGCAGCGACATATGTCTTCCATTCTGCAGGATTCACCTTCCTGGAGGTACCAGCCATCATCAGATATGTCCCCATATTGAGCTTGGTCAGGTCACTTGTACCTTTGGGAAGGACCGGTACCACAACTTTATCCACAAAGGATATTGGAGCGAGAATACCTTTCTTCGAGGACCGAGCGATAGGAGCTGGTGAGAACGCAGTTGATCCTGACAAAAAATCCATGATGATTCGCTGTGAGTGGTCTGCTGTCAGAATGGCGATAAAGTTATGAATCTTATAGGTTAGAAAGTGATGATATCAGTGTTGATCTCGATTAGTTTTTTTGAATTCATCCGGAGCTGCCTTGAAATGCCGAACTCATGCGTGTCCAATGCTTCGGAGGTTCCCATGAAGTTGAGCTAGGTAATCATGCCGGTGCAGGAGATCCAAGAACCTAGATGATCTTCTTCTTCTTGATTCTTGATCGGCTATCCACTGTTTCCCTTGCTCTGTCAACTTGGTCAAGTCCCTTTCCTTTTCCACCAGCTCTGGGAGATTCATCCGTAGCTCCGATAACGAGTGCAGGCGGAGCGCGAGTAATGTCATCAATTTTTGAGCTCTTACCCTTAAGATCTTCAGAGCGAGTGATTCCGAGTCTCTTGACCATTTCTTTTATGGTCGTGAGTTCTTTCATGGTCTCTGTATATTTGCTCACCAAAGAACTCTGCTCAAGTTCGAGAGACTCTATCCTAGCTTGTGCCACAGTCAGCTGTGTTGCAAGATCTCCTAACTCTTCTTCCATTCGAGAGGATCTGACTGACATGTCCTCCAGTTCCTGCACTGTGGCCACATCCTCAGGAGGAGCATCTGGCAGTACTGCCCCAGAGATGCTATTTGTTATTGCGTCGAGCTGCTTCTGCACTCCTCCGTGTTTAGGAAGAATGGCCTTGTACTTATTCCGCTTCTTCCCTCCTCCCGATTTACTTCCTTCTCCCGGTGATGGCGACTCCATCTCTTTGCTGGAAAGAGCAACTCCGTCAGTACTGCCCTTCCCCTTCCCTACAGCGTCCCTCTTGCCCTGCTTGCTCTTGGAGATCCTAGTTGACGCCACACCCGGCCCAAGTGATTCCGCTTGTTGAGTCAGTTCCTTGAGATCAAGACTCACACTGACACCGAAGCTCTCTGCCAGTTGGTCATCAGAAGGTGCCTCCATTTAGGCATCTGGTGAGCTGATCTTAGCTTATTAAAGATGAAGAGTGCTACTAGTGAGTCATGAAATCATTTATTTCTCATCTCCGTAACGGACGACGTAAAGAGGACATAATGCAAC